GCGGGTCCCACCCATAGAAAAAAAAGAAAACTGCGACAATCTGTCCGATATTATTTTTTGTTTTATTTTAATAAGATGAGTCATTAACAACAATGGAGGAAAAATATAAATGAGTAATGATACAATAGACAAATTAGTTGATATTTATGTTAAATGGGGAGAAAAAAACAATATCAAAGATCCCACGAGTGCAGACGAAGTTATTTTAAGAGATGACATCAATAATGAACAACGAAAATGGTTGGAGTCATTTATTGAAAATTGGAATATAGCAGAAAATCTAGATAGATATATTCACGGAGAGGAGACAAGATGAGTAAAAAATGGAATAAGGAAACGATAAAAAAAGCTAGAGAAATAACTAAAAAACATTTAGTAAATTCTAACCCTAAATTATTTACTGATAAGACAATTAGTGAATTACTAACTTTTGTAGAGGGTGCAAAAAAACTTAAAAAGGAAATAAACAATGACAGTTAAACTAACAGAAAAAACATTTGAATCTCTCTCAAAAGAAGAGGTAATAAAAAAAGCAACAGAGGTAAACATTAACACTTGGATTACTTTAATTAAAAAACATTTGTTAGGTCGTAAGATTGTTGATGTTAGATGTACGAGTGAAGAAGAGGTAGAGTATCAAGGTTGGCATAGACAACCTATTCAAATAAAATTGGACAATGGAACTTGGCTCACTCCTACAATGGATGATGAAGGCAACGATGGAGGATCAATACATACTAACTTAAAAGATATGCCAATCATCCCTAGTCGATATTAGTTGTCAACTAAATAATGATAGGTGCGACACTATGTCGCACCTAGAGTAGAGCATGTGGGCGGGTCCCACCCTTAAGTTAATAGAGGTACCAAGCCAATTCCAAAAGTCGAACTTTTTAAATAGGGGGGAGGGGGTAAATCCAAAAATATGGTACCTAATATATCTACTATATTGTTTGATATAGATATAGATTGCTGATAAATACTTTTTAGTTACATAACTAAGATTATGCTTGATATAAAAAAAATTAATAAAATTGCAGACCCTAAAGTAAGAAAGCAACTTAAACTAGATATTTTAGATAGTATTAAAAGAAAAAAAGATACTAAGCTTCGAACAGAATTTCTACCTTTTGTAAAACACATTTGGCCAGATTTTATTGAAGGGTACCATCATAACAAAATTGCTGATGCATTTAATAGATTGCGAACAGGAAAATTAAAAAGACTTATTGTTAATATGCCCCCAAGGCATACTAAATCTGAATTTGCATCTTACTTTTTACCAGCTTGGATGATTGGTAATGATCCTAAATTAAAAATAATTCAAGCGACCCACACAGCAGAACTTGCTGTAAGGTTTGGAAGAAAAGCTAAAACATTAATTGACTCAACCGAGTATCAAGATTTATTTAAAACAAGATTAAGAGAAGACTCTAAGGCAGCTGGCCGTTGGGAAACTGATCAAGGTGGTGAATACTTTGCTGTCGGGGTCCAAGGTGCGGTGACCGGGAGGGGTGCTGATTTACTCATCATTGATGATCCACATTCAGAGCAAGATGTTTATTCACCTACTGCATTTGAAAAAGCATATGAGTGGTATACTTCAGGACCACGACAACGTTTGCAACCAGGTGGAAGAATTGTTTTAGTAATGACAAGATGGTCAACCAAAGATTTAACAGCACAACTTGTAAATGCGGGAGCTAAAGAAGCTAAAGCTGATCAATGGGAAGTAATAGAGTTTCCAGCAATTATGGATAGCGGAAAACCTGTTTGGCCAGAGTATTGGTCTTTGGAAGATTTAGAAGCTGTTAAGGCTTCAGCAGGTATAGCTAAATGGAATGCTCAATACATGCAAAATCCAACTTCAGAAGAAGGTGCAATTATAAAACGTGAGTGGTGGAAAGATTGGGAAAAAGAAGATATGCCAGCACTTCAACATGTTATCCAATCTTACGATACAGCTTTTATGAAAAAAGAAACAGCAGACTATTCTGCTATTACAACTTGGGGAGTGTTTAGACAAAATGATGATTCACCCGAACAATTAATTTTATTAGATGCTATGAAAGAACGATTAGAGTTCCCTGATCTTCGAAGAGTGGCTAAAGAACAATATGATTATTGGCAGCCTGAAACAGTACTAGTGGAAGCCAAAGCATCGGGACTTCCTTTAACTTATGAATTAAGAAAGATGGGAATACCTGTAGTTAATTTTACACCATCAAAAGGAAATGATAAACATACAAGGGTAAACGCTGTAGCACCTCTTTTTGAGTCTGGAATGATATGGGCACCTAAAGAAAAAAGTTTTGCGCAAGAAGTCATTGAAGAATGTGCTGCTTTTCCTTATGGCGATCATGATGATTTAGTTGACTCAATGACCCAAGCTGTAATGAGATTTAGACAAGGAGGCTTGATTCAACACCCAGAAGACTATATAGAAGAAGTTTCACCCCAAAGGAAAAGAACTTATTATTGGTAAATGACATTTAAATTTAAAACCCCTAGTAATTATAAGAAGCTAACTAAAACGGTACCACCTAAATCAGGACCTCAACCTCAAGGCTTGAATGTTGAGTATAATACTGTTAAGACTGTAAAATTGGAGAAAAATAATGGCAGATATAGACAAAGCACTTCCAAACGAAGTTAAAAAATCTATTGAGATAGAGGGAGCAGAAAAAGCTCAAGAAGAAAATATTGAATTACAAGAAGCATTACCTGAACAAGGTGATACTGAAATTACACCAACTGAAGATGGTGGTGTAGAAATAAATTTTGAGCCAGGAGCCTTTAACCAAGCACAAAGTCAAAATCATTATGATAACTTGGCTGAATTACTACCAGAGGAAATATTATCGCCTCTTGGTTCAGAACTCTTTTCAAACTTTACAGACTATAAATCTTCAAGAAGAGATTGGGAAAGAGCCTACACTCAAGGTTTAGATTTATTAGGATTTAAATATGAACAAAAATCAGAACCCTTTCAAGGAGCTTCGGGGGCCACGCACCCTGTACTAGCGGAAGCAGTCACTCAATTCCAAGCCTTGGCTTATAAAGAATTGCTCCCGGCCCAAGGACCTGTAAGAACTCAAATTATTGGTGCAACAACACCACAAAAAGAACAACAGTCGGAACGTGTTAAAGAATTCATGAACTATCAGCTTATGGATCAAATGAAAGAATACGAAGCTGACTTTGATCAAATGTTATTTTATTTACCTTTATCAGGATCTGCGTTTAAAAAAGTTTATTATGATGATTTATTAGGAAGAGCTGTTTCTAAGTTTGTTCCAGCAGATGATTTAATTGTTCCTTATTCAGCAACTTCTTTAGAAGATGCTGATTCTATTATTCATAGAGTTAAAATATCTGAAAACGAATTAAGAAAACAACAAGTCACAGGTTTTTATAGAGATATTGAATTAACACCTGGTTATGGTGACCAAACAGAATTAGATAAAAAAGAAAATGAATTAGAAGGAATAAGAAAAGGTAGGAACGAAGATATGTTTTCTTTACTCGAATGTCATGTTAATCTTGACCTTGAGGGTTTTGAAGATCGAAGTCCCGATGGGGAACCTACTGGAATAAAACTTCCTTATATTGTAACGATTGAAGAAAACTCTCGTTCGGTTTTGTCTATAAGAAGAAACTATGAAGTAGGAGATGAAAAAAGAACTAAGATCTCTTTCTTTGTACATTTTAAATTTTTACCAGGCTTAGGCTTTTATGGTTTTGGTTTAATACATATGATCGGTGGACTGTCTAGAACAGCAACCGCTGCCTTAAGATCCTTGCTCGACGCAGGAACTTTATCCAACTTACCCGCTGGATTTAAACAAAGAGGAATTAGAATTAGAGACGATGCTCAAGCCATTCAACCTGGAGAGTTCAGAGATGTAGATGCACCTGGTGGAAACATTAGAGATTCATTTATGACTTTACCTTTTAAAGAGCCTTCTCAAACCTTATTACAACTTATGGGCGTCGTAGTACAAGCAGGTCAAAGATTTGCTTCAATAGCAGACTTGCAAGTAGGTGAGGGTAATCAACAAGCAGCAGTGGGTACGACAGTTGCGCTTTTAGAAAGAGGATCGAGAACAATGTCTGCGATCCATAAAAGACTTTATTCATCTCTTAAAAATGAATTCAGATTACTAGCAAGAGTTTTTAAATTATATTTACCAGAAGAATACCCATACGATGTTGTGGGTGGTCAAAGAATGATTAAACAATCAGACTTTGATGATAAAATTGATATTGTTCCAGTTGCAGATCCTAACATTTTTTCTCAAACACAGCGTATTTCCCTCGCTCAGACGGAATTGCAACTGGCGCAATCCAATCCACAGATTCATAATCTGTATAATGCATACAGAGGTATGTACGAAGCATTGGGTGTGAAAAATGTAGATCTTATTTTAAAGAAACCACCTCAACCTATGCCGAAAGATCCAGCCTTAGAACATATTGATTCTTTATCAGGTGTTCCTTTCCAAGCATTTAAAGGTCAAGACCATAGAGCACATATTACATCTCATTTAAATTTTATGGGAACTAATATTGCAAAGAACAATCCTGCAATTAATGCTTCTTTACAGAAAAATATTTTTGAACATGTTTCTTTGATGGCATTGGAACAAGTTGAATTAGAGTTTCAAAAAGAAATACAACAACTACAAACTATTCAACAGAACCCACAAGCAATGCAAGACCCACAAATGCAACAAATGGTTATGCAATTAAATATGAGAATAGAATCTAGAAAAGCAATCTTGATTGCAGAGATGACAGATGAATTTTTAAAAGAAGAACAAAAAATTAATGGTAATTTTGGTAATGATCCAATTGCTAAACTAAAATCTAGAGAGTTGGATATAAGAGCACAAGAAAATCAACGTAGAAGAGAGCAAGACGAAGACAGAATTAGTCTTGATAAGATGAAAGCTATGATGAATCAAATGAATTTCGAAGAAAAACTAGATCAAACAGAAGATTTAGCTGAATTAAGAGCAGCAACTTCAATTACAAAGCAAGAAATGAGTAATAGGAATAAAAAAATATAGAAAAAACTGTAAAAAAAGAGTATTACAATTAAAAACGGAGATATTATGAAAAAAACTAAAAAAGAAGTTAAGTCTAAAATGGAAATTGGTACACCAGAAGGTGGAAAAGTAATCCAAACTCCAAAAGCTGACGAAGCTCAAACAGTTGAAGTTAGAGGCACAAGAAGAATGCTAGCTTCTAAAAGCAAAAAAGCAACTTGGTGCTAATCAATGTGGTTCTCGGCAATTAAATTAGCCGTTTCTGCTGGTAGTAAAATTTATGCTAACAAGCAGAAGACGAAGATGGCAATGTCTGATGCACAGCTTATGCATGCATCAAAAATGGCCCGTGGTGAAGAAGCTTACCAAGGTAAATTATTAGAAGCTAGACAATCTGACTGGAAGGACGAGGCAGTTCTCATAATCCTCTCAACGCCAATTGCAATTTTGGCCTGGGCAGTGGTATCGGACGATCCGACTGC